TTAGCCAGTGCAATCATGGTCTGATCTGGAGAAGCGCCGAAGATCGGCCTGACTCTACAGGCTAGATTGTACAGCAACGGGTCGAGCATTTCGTCGGGGATCACCAGTTCTTCGGTGATCGTCTTAGGGACTTGCAAGACACCCTTGGTGATCAGATGCAGTTCGAACTGGCCTGAGGGCGCGACGGGATAGACCCAGACTTTGCCCATGGGATACGTGGAGTCATAGAACACAATACTGGGGAAGCCTTTGATGTTCTTGGCAACGACCGCACTATACTCTTCGGGTGCGGCGAGGATGCCCAAGGCGATGTCCACGGTATTGATCTGAGTGGGCAGCAGACGGACATAGGCCGCCATGATCTTATCAGGCCGCCGAATGTCAAAGTCGCCGCCCGGCCCCAGACTGTAGAACTGCGACCCCGTAGTGACCAGACCAGTGTCGATCTCGTTGGGGATTAACCAGCGCTTGCGGTTCCATTGTTGCAACATCGCAATCATCACGATGAAGCAATCATTTACGTCCTCTGCGTCGGGAGTCTGGCCAATACCGGTGACGTTACTCAGTTTGAGCGATAGGTGAATCAGGTCGAGTGGCGTCATCTACTGTATCCTCAGGCTCTGGTTTGGGTTTCTCGCCGTGGGCTTTGGCCCAATCGGAGGGATGTACTGACTGCCGCATTGTTTGCTCCCAATGCTCGGCGTCTTGTTTGCGTGTTGCCATCCCGTATTTACGGCATGCAAAGAGAAACCCGCTCCACTGGCAGGTGGAGCGGGTTTCATGCGGCTCTCATACTCTCTGATCGAGAGTATTTAGACTACAGGTTGTCGGCCACGATCACACACCATTCCGGTCGCGGACTCGCTGTCCCAAATAGGACATCAGTCCTAGTCAGCCATTGGTCAGTCGTTGTGATATAGTCACGAATGACGCGAAGACTTACTCCGTCATAGACCTGTCGAGAACAGTCAACTACAGCGCCAGTAGGAAGGTCTAAGTCCGCGGTCGCCATGGTGAACGCCTCTTTAACGAATACCAGGTTCTTGCGGTATGCTTCGCCAGCCTTGATCGGAGATGCTAGGGCAGGATTGCCCGTCACCGCCTTAGCGACGGTCTGATACTGCACAGGATTGCCACCGCTCGGGCCAATGATCGGAGGATAGATTCCTACAGTCGTTGCGCCAGCCGTTGCATCCGCCGTAATAACGAATTGGGCCAACTGACCATTGTCCGCCTTCGTTACGCGATTAACACTGTTAATGCCTGCGATCGTTACGACATCGCCTCGTTTTAACGGTCCGTTGAGGGCCGAGGTCGTTAGTGTGCTGCCGTCGGCGGAGACCGATGCGACCGTCCCCAGCGTGCCGTAGGCCGCCGTAGTATGAAGGATACAAGTTTGATCGAAACGCCAGTCATCGATGCCGAGCGCCCTCGTGCCCATCAATCCAGTCCGCCAACGGTCGCTGGTATCACTTGTCGGATTGAATAATCCGGTGAATCCGGCGATTGTCCTCGACTGGGTTAGAACGTCGATGACTGCGCGACGATTGCCACGCGGCGCCGACAACTGATCCAATATTGCTCCGGCCTGGAGCCAAGTTTGTGCCGTGGGCGAGATTGTATTGTTGCTGCCGTCCACAGCATGGCAGATGTTAGGCACGCCTTCGGCCAATTGCATGACATTAGTTGCCACCGCCCCACCGAGATTATTCATCATCGGCTCAAGGACCCGTGAACTAAAGTCCTGGAGTGAAAGAGCCAAGTCTGCTGAACTAAAACTCACGTCTACGCCGAGTTGCGTTGCAATCGTTAACGTGGTCTGTTTCTCATTAGTATCTTGTGGGGCCGCGACTGCACCGCTTCTTACGGTATAGTCATTCGGCAACCGGATGCGCAATGTAGCGCCAATCTTACCACCGCCTGTATTGGCGAATTGGTTGTCATATTGTTTATCTATTACTTGAATGAAACTGTTGCTGTTAAGAAACAATCTCAAGGCTTCACGGGTAATTTGACTTACCGTAAGTAGTTGATTTGGCATTGGAATCCCATTGGGTTAAAGGTTGTGACCTGATAAAGCCCTGGTCAAAGCCTCAATCTCTTACGCGGGATTGGTTCGCAACTCAGCTACGGCTGGACGTTGCGAGCCTTCCGCCCAGAGCGGAAGCTCGCAATGACCAGCAGGCTCGCCGCTTTTAGCGGCTGTGCCTGCTAGACGTGAGCCTATTTAGAGGCAGAAGATAGAATCGGACTTGTTGTCAACTCATTGGCCGCGAGACGCTTCTCTGCCATCTCGACGTAGCGCTCGTTCAACTCGATCAAGATGTATTCGCGACCGAGGTCTTGGGCGGCAATGCCACTGGTGCCCGCGCCTGCGAAGGGGTCGAGGATGGTGTCGCCGGGCCGACTGCCTGCCTTGATACAGCGCTCGGCGAGGGCGGAAGGCATGGTCGCATAGTGCCCGCGATGGGGCTGTGGATTGATGGTCCAGAGATTGCGATCGGAGCCGCGCAGACTGAAGCGGCTGATGCAGTAGCCCTGGTCGTGCATGCGCTGTTGCCGTCCACCGGTCGGATAGCCGCGACTGAACATCGCGTGGACCCCAGCGATGCGCATCCGAAAGTCATCCGTCTCGCCGCGAGCCACCTCGGCCAACACGACATCGAGGTCCCGATGCGCATTGGCCTTCTGCTCAGCGCTCAAGTCAGAGGATTCGATCTTCGCGTGATAGCTGGAATCGCGCCATACGTTGCGTGCATTACGCGTGCCGTCGGCGGTCAGCCGTTCGGGATTACGGATAGCAGGTGTGCGATTGTGGCCATCCGGATCGCCAGGAAACGCATAGGCGTATCGCTTGGCAGACTCAGGCGATGCAGGTTCCCGCACCGCCTCTTGATCGTAATAGTAGCGCGGGTTCTTGGCGAACAAGAACACATGCTCATGGCATGATGTGGGGCGGTCCTTGACACTCTCTGGCATCACAGAGGGCTTGAGCCAGATGATGTCGCTGCGCAGTATCCAGCCATCAGCTTGGAGCGCTAAGGCGACACGGGCGGGGATCATGAGCAACTGCTTAGAGCTAAGGCCGGAGCGTCCTTTGGCGTGAGAATCACCTAAGTTAAGCCACAGCACACCATCATCCTTCAGGACGCGGCGGACCTCACGGAAGATGGCGACCAGATTGGCGACGTATTCCTCGGGACTGGATTCCATGCCCAGTTGCTGATCGACGCGCACTGCGCCGCACTTTGAGCAACTGCTTAGAGGTTCATGGCGATGGCCGACATTCGACGCCGCCGGGCGAGCCAAGCCCGAGGAGGCGACCGAGCGACTGACATCGCGCTGATGGTCGCACTCCGGACTGCCCCCCTCCCATTGCGCGGTCTGGTAATCCCTTAAACCGAAGTACGGTGGAGAGGTCACGCAGCACTGCACACTTTGAGCAGGCAGGGTGCGGAGAACTTGGCAGGCGTCGCCGTGCAATACCCGCATTAGCTCAACGACACGCTGCCAATCGCTTCGAGCAATGGCTTGGGATAGTCATCATCGCCACGCGCTATGGCCCGACATTCGTTCAGGAACATGGTCATGCCGACCACCAAGGCACCGTATGCCTTGCGCAGCCGCATCATCTCATCAGCGTCGGCCTGCTCGATCTCGCGGAACTTGTCCTGTGAGACATCATATATCTGGACCGGAGAAGCCAAGCGCTTACGGTATTGTTCTTTAAGGGCCTCGGCTTCGTGCGGCGATAGGTTTGGGTCAATATAGATGTAATCCATCAATACCCCCTTCGCTTGAGTTCTTCGGCGTTTCGCTTTCTCATATACTCATCGATGGGCATCTCATCCCAGTTGAGGTCCACACTGTTGCCACTGCTGCTTATCGGCTTGATCGGCGGTGGCGCCTTGGACACCGCCTTCTTCGCAGGTGGTGGTGGCGGGGCAGCCAGCTTGTTGGCGATCAATGCGACTTTCGACCCCATGCGATGAATCGGGGTGTTCAGCAAGCGCTCATACTCCTCGACATTCTCGGCCAAGTAGTGAATGACCTTATGGGCTTCGCCGCTCTCATACGCCGCCTCGATTATCGTCGGCGGGATATGCGTGCCCGACACCTCGGCCAACTCCTTGATCTCGGCGTCCCATACCGGCTTGCCATACTCCTTGGCACCGGCTTCATAGATCGACAGGCAAGTGGTGTTGAAGGCTTGCTGGCGCTGTAACGCTTCGGCGCGCTCTTGCACCCGGCGCTCTAGCTCCTCGTCCGCAGGCGCTGGCGGGCGTTGGCCTTTTAGCTCATCCAATTCCGCACGCAGTTGGCGAGCCAGTCGCTTCGCCTCCCTAGCCTCGTGCGCGAGGCGTGCAATGCGCTTGTCGCCTTCATCCTCTTCAGCCTCTTCCTCAGGCTCGGCTTTCTCGACAGGTTCTGGCTCCGGCTCAGGGACTGGCTCGGGCGGCGGGGTTTCAGGGGGCGTTTCAGGCGGCGGGGGGATGTGTTCGACAGGTTCAAAG